CGGAAGCCGTGGATCAGCTCGATCTATCTGCGATCACGATCGCCGATCGCTGTTGCCTCTTCCAGACGGCGGCGTGTCTCGAGATGAACGAAGGCCGCATCGAGCGTGCCCGCGACCTGATCGACCTGGAGGATGGTCGCTATGAGGCAGAGGTGCGAGCAGGCGGCGCGATCGTCGTTGGGGCGCGGATCGCGCCGCCTGCCACTCGGTAGCCGCCCAACAACAAACGCCCCCGGATCTCATGTCGAGATCCGGGGGCGTTTGTCGTGTCACGCGGCGGGCGGTTCCTGCTCGCTCGCCAGGAGCGCGTCCAGCTCCTGCACCCCGCCGTGCATGGCGTCGATGCTGCGCCTCAGATCAGACAGGAGCGCCTCGATCCGCGCGTATTCCTGTGCGGCCTCGGTGAGCTGCGCAGCGAGACTGTCGCGGCGGGCGCGGATCGTGTCAAGCAGATCCATCATGTGTGGAACCACAGCATCAGCATGCCAACCTTGTAGGTGAGGCTGCCAGCGGTGCGCTGGACGGAAACCGCGCCCGTGCCAGCAACCGTTAACTGCACCGTGTTGCCGCCGACATTGTAGAGATTCGTCGCCGCGTCGCCGGGCTGAATGAGCGCCGTGCCGCCGGTCGAGAAACTACTGGCGTTTGACACGCCCGACGATCCCCAGATCGTCCAGATCATCATGAGCCCTTTTGTGACATCCCCGGTGCCGTTGGCGATGACCGTGATCGCCGTCCCGCTCGGGATATCGACATCGTACCAGGCGAAAGAGCCAGCTGATCCCACGATATGCAGCATCGCCTGCGGAGCCGTCACGCCAATGCCGACCTTGCCCGCGCCGTCGATCCGCATGCGTTCCGTGCCGAGCGTGTTGGCGGCGTTGGCGGTGCTGATGGCGACGAAGGAAGCGGTGCCGCTCCCGTCCAGCCCGATGCGCGCGTGGCTTTTGCCGGTGTCGTCGAACGTGCCACTCGTCGGGTTGCGGTTGATATCCCACAACCCCAGGTTGCTCCCGCTGACGCCGTGGTAGCTCTTGATTGCCGCGCTGGTGTCGTTGAGCGTCAAGAGCAGCGTCTGCGCCCGCGCGATCAGCATACTGCTGTCGATCGCCACTTCGCCCGCCCCGCCCTTGAGGTAGGAGATGTTATCGCGGACGTGGGTGTTCAAAAAAGCGGCGGTGACAAGCTCTCCCGCCACCCATGTACGCGGCGTGGTATAGGCCATAATGCCCCCTAATACACGAGTTTTGTTGTCGTGTTCAGGATGCCCAAGACGGCATCCTGGAGCACCCAATAGCTGGCACTCGACGCCGGCGACAGCTGCCAGCTGGTCAGCCAGTCATCCCGTGTGATCTGGTGCTCGATCCCTTCGATAAAGCACTCTTGACTGAGCGTGCCGCCGCCAGGCGGCCGCGCCGTGACCGTGATGCGGTCGTGAAAGTCGCGCTCCAGCACATGAATCCACGGATTGGCCAACTCGAGCAGTCCCGCTGTGGTGATGCGCACGAATCGCAGATCGGGATCTTTATACTGCGCGAGCAGCCAATTCGCAGCGTCGAGCGCCTCATTGTCGCTCGCGATCAGCAGCCCGGTCTTCGACAGGCTGCGCTTCCAGTATCGATTCTGGCTCGTCGCGTCGGTCGCGACTTGCTCCGCGCCGCCGATGCGCGTGACGCGGATATCGTTGGCGATCAGGCTGTCGTCAAAGGACGGCTTCAGGTCGAGATACGGCACCTCCGACCCGCCGCCGTCGCCAAAGGTGCCGACTGAACTCGTGCTACTCCCAGAGCCGCCGGTCGAACTGGTCGCGCCGGCGCGTGTCAGACGATAGTGCCGCTCGCGATACCAGATCTTGCCATCGGCCCCGATCCACAAATAGCCGTTTTCGCTGTCGGCGATCAGTTGCAGGGTCTGGAGCGCGTTGGCGTTAACCAGGTTGCCCGGGCCCTGAATGATCGAGTCGCCGCCGTTGACACTCTGATCGGCGGACGGCCAGGCCAGCGCGGTCAGAATACTGCGCCCGCCGTTCGCGGAGCTATTGTTAATCAGCGCCCCTGAGTAATCGCTGTTCGACAGATCGACGGTGAGCAGCGCGCCGGCGAAATATTTAAAGCCATCGACCGACGTCACCGTCACCGTCGCCTCCTCGCCGCCCGGCCAGTCCGGCGGCCAATTTTCGATATAGCCGGTATAGAGATAATAGAGCGTGCTATTCCACGTCGCCCGAATGCTGATTTTACGCATCGGGATGACGTTTGGGTAATAGGGGCTGCTCGCATAGGTCGGGTCGAAGCGCCGATCGCGGTTATCCAGCACGACATCGGCCGTGCCCGCCTCCATGCGATTCAGCTCGTTTTGCCGCCCGCGCCGGATGCGAATCTCGCGCACGTAGGCGCTGACATCGACATACGTTGGCGTCGCGGCCAGCGGGTCGGTCGCAAAGGCGATCAGCACCGAAACGACCGGCCGCGCCATCAGTAGCCTCCCAGGATGCCACCCAGCCCGGCGTTGCGCCGGCCCGTGCGGATCAGCTCATCCCGCACGGCGGCGGCGACCTGTGCCGGGTCGCCCGCGCCGGGGACAATGATCGTCACGCTGCCGATGGTTGTGTTACTCCCGTCCGATCGCGCGCCACCGCCGCCCGCCGGCCCCGTGATCTGCGCCAGAATCGCCCCAAAGCGCTGCTGCTCGGCCTGCGGATCGAAGCCCAGCTCGGCCGCGATAATCGCGCGCCGCTTGGACGCTTCGGCCCCGGTGATCTGGGTCATGTCCTGCTGGATATCGACGTAGGCCGCCAGCTGCTTGCCCAGCGCGGCGCGCAGATCGGTCTCCTGGCGCGTAAACGATTCCTTCGCGGTGGCCTCCTGATCGGCGTAGCTCGCGGTTTCCTCCGTGATGCGCCGCACGATTGCCGCGTTCCGCGCTTGCCCCTCGACCACGTAGTGATGGCGCAACTCGGCCTGACGCTGGGCATAGGTCGTCTGCTCGTCGGCCAGCTGCCCGGCCAGCGTCGCGGCGCGGTCGGCCTGCTCCTGCGCAAAGTGCGCGGTGCGCTGGGTCTGCTCCTGCGCAAAGTGGGCGGCGGCCAGCGCCTCGCGCGCCTGGTAGGCTGCCTGCTCTTTGGCGGTGGCCGCGTCCAGTTGCGCCGTCTCGTGCTCGTACTTGCGCTGTGCGGCGGCGGCGGCGCGATCGGCGGACTGCTGCTCGTCGGCCAGCTGCTGCGCGAGCGCGGCGGCACGACTGGCCTGTTCCTGCTGCGTCTGCTGCTCGCGCCGCGCGGTCTCCCGCTGATACGCCTGCTCCAGCAGCGCCTGCTGTTCGGCAATATGCTGTTCCTGGCGCCTTTTCTCCTGTTGGGCTTTCGCCTCGTCACGCGCGGCCTGCTGCTGCGCGCGGTCGATCTGGCGCTGGACTTCTTCTTGTGCCTCTTGCTGGGCGCGCTCGAAGGCCGCCTGCGCGCGCTCCTGCTGCTTGGCGTACTTCTCATTCTCCTGATCGATCTGGTGCTGGATGCTCGCGCGCTGCGCGGCGGTGGCCGCCTCGCCCAGCCGCTCCTGAAGGTCGGTCAGCCGATCCTGATGATCTTCGGCCTTCTGCTGCGTATCAACCGCGTAGCGCTCCTGCGCATCGTGCGTGCGGTCGGTCGCCTGGGTGTTAATGTCCGAGATGCGATCGGCCAGGCTCTGCGCGCGATCGGCCGCCTGCTCGGCGGCGCGCTCCTGGACATCGGCCAGCTGCCGCGTCAGGGCCGTCGCGCGATCGGTGTATTGCTGCTGGGCCTGTTCGCGCTGGTCGAGCGCGCGCTGCTCGGCTTCGGCCGCCTGCGTGGCCCCACGCCGGGTGATCTCGGTCAGCCGATCCTGATGCTGCTGCTCGCGATCGGCGCGCTGCTGCTGTTCCTGGTCGGCCAGGTCGTTCGCGCGCCCCTGGATCTCCACGAGCCGCTGCTGATGCTGAGTCAGGTCGCCCTCGCGCTGCGCATCGAACTGCTGCTGATCCTGGCGCTGCCGTTCCTGTTCGCCTCTCTCGGCGTCGGCGGCCGCTCTCGCGCCGGCCTGGGTCAGCTCGGCGATGCGGGTTTGATGGGTTTGCTCGAGGGCGGCGCGCTGTTCCGCGTTCTGCGCGTGCGCGCTCCCCCTTTCGCGATTGCCGGCCTCCTCGATCTGCCCCAGGCGCGTCTGATGGTCTTGTAATCGCCCCTGCTCGGCCTGCTGAAACGCGCTCTGCGCGTCCTGGAGCTTCTGCGCTGCGTCCGCGCCACTCGCGCCGACCTTATCGAGCTTGTCTTGATATTTTTGCAGCTCGGCTGAACTGAGGCCGATCTGCGCACCCAACTGCTGGTGCGCGTCGCGCTGGAGGCGGATATCCTCAATCGCGTCGGTGTCGTGCAGGTTCTTGTACAGATCGACCCGCTCGCGCAGACGACCGCTCGCGCCCTCGATCGCCGTGGTGTGCGCGTTGATGGCGTCGCGCTCGGCTTGCAGACTGGCCTCGCTCTGCCCGCTGGCGCGGCCAAGGTTCTGGTACGCGGCCAGGTGCAGCGCGTAGGTTTCCAGCAACGCATGCTGCTCGGTTTGGAGCTGTTCGACCGCCTGCGCTTGCGTCTTTGCGCCCTCGGCGGCCGTGTCGCCTGCGGCGTGGTACTCGTCAAGCGCCTTCAGCCCGTCCTGGTAGCTCGTATTGCCGGCCAGCACCTTATCGGCCACACGCGCGATCTGCGCCTCATAGTCCTGATAGGACTTGAGCACGCCGGCGATGGCGGCACCCACGAGGACGATCGGCGCGTTCGCCGTAACAAACGCCCCCGCGCTGGCGAGGATCGCCGGCACGGAGGCAATCAGCGCGGGGATCAGATTGATGGTGTAGGCGGTCGCGAGTCCAGCGACGATCGGAATGCCATGCTCGCGGATGAAGGTGAAGACCGGCTCGCCCGCCGTGCCGACCGTCTCGAGCATGCGCACAAACTCGCCGCCGGCCTGCACGACCGCCGGGATCGCTTCGCCCGCTAAGGTGCCGATCGCCGTGCCGAACGCCTGCATCTCTTCGCGGTGTTTCGGATCTTGGAGGGTATCGACCAGCTGCTGCACATAGGGCTGGGCGGCCTGGAACGCCGGGCCGAGCAGGTCGCGCGCGCCGATGCGCTGCAAGTCCTCAAGGCTCGAGATCAGGCCGCTGACGCTGCCGGCCTGACGTTTGGCCGCGCCGCCAAAGTCGCTCTCCAGCGACCGCACGATCGCCTTGATCGCCGCGTCCGCCGGGATCGCGCCTTTTTCGCGCAGCGCCACAATTTCGGCGGTGGTCTTGTTGAACGCGGTTGCTAAGATCTGATCGACCGGGATGCCGGCATTGACCAGCTGCAAGACTTCTTGCCCGGCGACACGGCCCTTGGCCTGGATCTGGCCCAGCGCCAGCGCGACGCGGTTGGCTGCCTCTTCGGACTGCCCTGAGCCAGCCACGAAGTCAACGATGTCCTGCGTTAGACGCTTGGCGGTAACGGCGGTCTTGTCGGCTGAGTCACTGACAAAGCCGTAGGCTTCGGCGGTGCGGAAGGCCGCCGCGACGCCCTGCTCGGTGAACGGGCTATTGACTGCCAGCTGCGTATTCCACTTGAGCAGTTCCTGCGCTTTGGGCGCAGCCTGGGTCAACGCCTCGCTCATGCTGAGTGAGGCGTCTTTCTGGCGCAGTTCTTTGGCGATCAGGGTGTCGAGACTGAGGCCGAGCCGCTCGTTGTCGGCGTAGCTGTCGAGCGCGGTTTTGGCGAAGCCGGTCAGCGCGTCGGTTGCCAGACGGATCAGGTCGTGTTTGAGGAGCGCCGCGCTGAAGTCGTTCGCGATGCCGCCGAGTCGACCAGAGAACTGAGTCATCTTGGACTCAGCGTCGGATGTATCGGCGCCTATGCGAGCGAGGAGGGATGCTGCTTCAACCGACATAACTCAGGTGTCCTGATTGATCGAATTGCGGTGCTGTTCGCGGATCTGCGCGCCCTCGTGCTCCGCCAGCAGCGTGATCTGTACACGACTGAGCCATTCGGGATGCGCGTCCCACTCCCAGGGAGGAACGCCGGGGTAGGTCTGGCGGATCAGTTGCTGGGTATAATCGTGCCACCAGGGGCGGCGTCCGTACTTGCCGTCGGTGCCGAGCCATTGACGGAGCTGACGCCGCGCCAGGCCACCCCCAAAAAATCGTCAAGAATCCCTCCGTCCACCGCCTTGACGAACTCACGCGGCAGCTGCACCAGGATTGCTTCCCATGCGTCGTCGTAGGCCTGGCGGCGCTCGTCGGTCGTGACGGGATCGGCATGCAGCGCAGCGCGGGTGTCGTCGTCAAGCGGCGTGCTCCCGCCCGCGGCGCTGATCGCGCGCAGCTCGCGCCGGGCGAGGGCGATCGCATCCCAGCCGGGATGGTCGCGCGGCTCGGGCTGCCAGGCGATGCCATCTCTCAGCAGATCCCAGCCGATCAGCACCTGAATGAGCCGCTGCCGGATCGGCGTCGTGTAGACGCCCTCGACCTGCTCGATCGTGAACGCGGCGCGGTCGTAGGTCACATGCAGGTCATCGCCCTCCCAGGGGATGACGATCTGCATCGGTTTGGGCGTGCGTAACTTCTCGAAGGTAAGCGCCATTAGCATCTCCTTTAGAGCGCCGTCAGCGTGTTGCGGAGCGTCAGACTCGTACTCTTGCCCCAAGTCGGATCGTGTATCCACTCGCCGGTGTAGGTGACCCCGAGTAAGCCCCCATCGATGTCCTTAAACTCGCTGATTTTGGTCAGGCGGATCGCGGTGTCCAGGGTCAATTGATGGTAATACCCGGTTTCGATCAGCGGCCCGGTCGCCTGCGCCCGCACGAACAGCGTGCTGCCCAGTCGGAGCGTCGCCAGCAGGCCCATGCCCACATCGTCGGCGGCGACATCCAGCGAGGCCTCGGTCTTCGGCACGGCCTCGACGGTTGCGCCGAAGCCGGCTCCCAGGCTGCTGTTCAGCGGCCAGACCGGGTTATTCCGGCTGCTGATCTTCCAGGTGTACTGAAAGTCGCGCGTCAGCACCGCCGCCGCGCCCAGCCCGGCCTGGGTCGTCGCGACCTTGAGGTCGATCGTGGTGGGCGAGATCGGGATCAGATCCAGCTGTGTCGCACTGGGCGAGAGGCGAGTCAGGGAGGTCGCCGGCGAGGTGCCGCCGGTCAGGCTCGCGCCGCTGGCCGTGAGCGGCGTCGGCAGCGTCGGACTCGTCGCCGTGTTCAGCGTGCCCATAAACAGGATACGCACGGGCGTGGTGTTGATCGGGCCGCCGGTCACACTGACGTTACCCGATCCCACCGAGGCCAGGCCCGCGATTGCGGTCTGGATGGTGCCGGCGGTCGCGTTATAGGCAATGCCGGACGTGGTATTGCCCCCCACGGTGATCGTAAACGTGCCGCCCGTGGGCGATCCGGTGATCGTCAACCAGCGCACCTTGTCGTCGTAGCCGGCCTGCGCCAGCCCCGAGCCGCTGAGTTTGACCACATCCTTGCGGTTGAAGGTCAGGCCCAGCTCGGTCAACAGCAGATTGACCACATGCCAGGCGCGGACGCTGTTCGAGCCAAGTTCGGCCGAGAGCGTGCGTTGACTATCGGGCCCGTTGTCGATCAGCGCAAACACCCAATCGCGGCTCAGGGTCGCGCCGCCGGGCGTGGTGATCACCGGGTCGGTCAGCGCGCAGGCCGCTGGATAGACCATCTCGTTATACGTGCCCAGCCCGTCAATTTTCGCGTCGGTCTGCTCGCGCACGAGCACCGAGGTCGTCGCCACCTTGTAGCCTTTGGGCGTGTATGTTTTCACTTCCGGGTTTGGGGTGATAGCGATCGACAGACCCGCCAGGGTCTTGGTGGCCTGCACCGGCGTACCGGGCGTGGCCAGCGCCTCGACGCCAACCTGGGCGGTCTCGAAAACCAGTGCGCGCTCTGGCATGATGCTCTCCTTTTAGGATTGTACTAAAACTCTAAACCGCCCGCCCAGGTGG